TAAACACTCACGCTGTTCGATTACATCATAAACCATTTCAATCGGACAATTCAATGTCACTGCAATAAATTTTGGTGACATACCTTCTGACAACAAGTCTTCAATATCCAACGACAACTCTGCCATCTTACTCATATTTTCTCCATTTTAAGAACACCAAGATACATAAGAATCAAACCAACAACAGCCAGTGCAATTTGATATGGTAGTTGTGCATCAGTTCCATTATCCATACCACCAACTGCACCGAACACCAACAAAAAACCAATAACAAGTCTAATCATAATTACCTCGACAAGTTAATAACACGACCAGCATATTCCATGAAAGAAACTTCATGGGGTACAAAAACAATTTTGCCGATGCGAGAAGTACGAACTCCTCTTTGTTTTTTACCATCAAATACATCAGTATGAACAGTAATTTTGTAAGCATTGAAATATTGTTCAGTGCATTTGACTTGCTCAACCACACCTTCAACAAAACAATCGCCACGACCATTCATAGGTTTGAAGTCATAAGCACGAATCACGTCACCAACTTTCACATCAATCATTTTATTTCCTTTTTCAATCATCATAAGACTATTATACAGCAGTTCTGAATTATTGTAAACCCCCAGTTTTGCAAAAAAACAACGAAAAAACCCCTCTACTGGAGAGGGGTTAGAAAGACCCTACAGTTTGTAGGGTTATTTTAAGACTAAATTTGGAGTTTTACAGACTGTATCAACGCTACCTGCTAGTCGATACGGAAGATACCAGATTTGTAGAAAATACCAAACCCAGAGATCTGCTGGGTGTATCATGCTTTTAATTCGCCACGCTCGATTAAAATCTTTTTATTAGCCTGATGTTCTGCTTGGGTCAATTCTTTGTTCTCACCTTTGTATGGAACAGCGTAATTATTTTTGATTAGCCACTCATTGACACGAGTACCATCTTCAAGAATAAAAATACCAAGGATCCTACCAAACTTGTCATCGTTGCTGTCAGGTTTTTGTGTTTCAATAATCACATAAGAACCAACAGGTAATTTCTCTGCCAATTTTTTCTTGGAAAGTTGACCACGAACTTTTTCTTCTGCATTAGTAGTTTTTGTTTCTGGTTTATAAATCCCTGCCATGCGAACACGTTGGTTAGCTAAAACAATATTAAAACCTAAATCTAAATCGATATCAACTGTGTCTCCGTCAAGCACCTTTAATATTTTCGCTCTATATTGATACATACTTTATTCCTTTTTAGCAAACTTTTCAGATGCAGTAAATCCTAACCCTGCAATCACGATGTATATCATGGACTCAAACAAAGCAGGTGTAACTTTATAGCCAAAGATGTCTGCAATCATTGCGAATGCACAAACTAAAAATGCCAATAGAGTTATAACTCTTTTGCTTGAGACAGAGCCATTGACTCCATCACATAACATACTATTAAACCAGTTCATTTATTAATCGTTTCTTGTATTTCTTGCTACAGGATCTCCTGGCTCAAGACCATATGATGCTGTTGGTGTTGCAGTAAATTGACTTGTATTGCCACCAAATGAACCAGTAAACTGTGATGTATTTCCACCCATACCCATTGGTCTTGGTGGCATACCCATACCACCCATTGGTGAACTCATTGGAGTTGCAGGTGGTGTTGCTGGTTTGTTTGTCCAACCAGAAGTTGCTGCTTGTAGTGCAGCTTTCTGTGCATCTTTATCCCCACCTGCCAACATAATTCCTGATAGAGTGCCAGTCAAGAATGTAGCTATAGGAATAATCAACTCAAAGAACTTTTGGTCGATAGGACTGATAGCGTTCAATGGTTGTGTAACGAAGATAATAGAATAAAGAACAACGAAAACAATTCCAACAAGGGTAAATGATAAACAAATACCGATGAAGAATT